AGCAGCAAAAGAATTTTGTGATGATAGAAGAATTGAATTTAAAATCATCACCGAAAAAGAATTAGGTATCAAATGAATCGTATAGAAGAAATCAAAGAAGAATTAGAAACAACAAATGATCCAGAAGATCTAATGTTAATGATTATGGAAGCACTTAAAGGTACTGTGTCACCAATACCAGAAGTAGGAAAGTTTTATACGTTTGTTTATAATGCAAAGACTCCTCGCATACAGTATGATCAACACCCATTAATTGCATGTACTGATTTACAACAGTGGGGATTCAAAGGTTTGAACTTTCATTGGAGACAATCAAGAAATTATACATGGGAAGAACTTGCAGGTCAGTTATATATTGTAGACTATGAGGAACTTGATGACCTACTTGCCATACCTTATGCCAAGTTTCTTGCTAAATAATAAAAAGTTTGTATTTAGATGACGACCAAGGCAGGATACTACGGATCTGACGCTGTAAAAAATAGATTTCCAGTCCCTGCAATGAAAGGAACTAGAAGTCAGAATGAGAAATATTTTGTGCTTGTTGATAAAGAGACAGGTAAAAAGATAGTATATAATGAGGAGTTTGGTGCAGATAAAGTTGTAGGAGAGTATGATAAAGGTGGGGATTTTGTTCCTAATGGAAACTGGTGGGGTGGTGCTCAACCAGAAGAAAAGGAATTTTTTAATTCTAAAGAAGGTAAAGATTTAGTTAATGGTCATGCCCAGACAGTAGCAGAAAATGGTTTACGTGAAGAGGAAGGATTGGATCCAGATGAAGCAAAAAAGAAAGCTAATGATCTTGCAACTTCTAACAATGCAAAAGAAGAAGAGGAACAACTAACTAAAAGTAGAGCAGCACTCAAATCATCAATAGCAGCTGATAAGAATACAAGGAATAGTTTTCCTAAAATGATATTCTATCCTATAACTTTAAGACAAGAGATGCAGGATGTAATTAAGTTTGATATGATGAAGTATGAACCAAAAGATGTTGGTGGTGATAAAGGTAATGCTGCAATTACTTTTAGTGAAAGATCTACTGATGTATCAAGCAGATCCATAGGATCTGTTCTTCTTCCCATACCTGGTGGTATCTCTGATAATAATCAGGTAAGTTGGAATCAAGAAAATATGGATCCTGTTGCTATTGCAAAAGCAACGGTGGCAGTAGATACTATATTAAGAGGTGGTGAAGGTTTAGTAGATTCTGTAGGTGGTATCGCAAATACTCTCAAAGGCAATTCTGGTGTGAAGGAAGGAGTTGCTAATCTTCTTGCAGGTGCAGCATCAGGAACTGGTAGTCAACTACTAACAAGAAGAACTGGAGCAGTGCTAAATCCTAATATGGAATTACTATTTCAAGGTCCACAACTTCGAGATTTTAGTTTCCAGTTTAAATTATCACCAAGAAGTAAAGAGGAAGGAGAAAGAATAATACAAATTATTAGATTCTTTAAACAAGGAATGGCACCAATAAGAAGTAAGTCAAGATTATTCCTTAAGAGTCCACACACATTTAAACTTCAATACCTTCACCAAAATAGAGATCATAAAGCATTAAATAAATTTAAAGAGTGTGCATTACAAAGTTGCGTAGTAGCATATGGTGAACAACAATACTCCACATATGAAGATGGTATGCTTTCATCATATAATATGCAACTATCATTCAAAGAACTTGAACCAGTATTTAATGATGAATATACAACACTTGATAACAATGATGATTCAATGTTAGGTTACTAAAATGTCAGATTACTTCCGCAACGTCCCCGACTTTGATTATGTTAGCAGACTTCCAGATGCTAAAATATCTGATTATATTACTGTAAAGAACTTCTTCAAGAGAGGATTTCTTCGAGAAGATATATTCAAAGAGTTATCTTTCTTCACCAAGTATCAGATCAAAGGAGATGATAGACCAGATAATGTTGCTTGGAATTTCTATCAAGAATCGGGATTGGATTGGTTGGTATTAACATGTAATAATATAGTAAATATTCAAACAGAGTGGCCACTTAAACAAACAGACTTCGATAGATTTCTATTAGATAAGTATGAAACATATGAAAAACTAAATGAGATACATCATTATGAAACAATAGAAATTAAAAATACAATGGGTGCTGTTCTTCTTACAGAAGGTCTTGAGGTGGATAAAACTTTTTCAATGACATATTATGATCCTGTTACAGAAAAACAAGTAACTCCTACAACATTAACAACATCAATAACCAACTATACTTATGAGGCAAAGATAGAAGATGATAAGAGAAATATATACTTACTTAAACCAAAATACCTCTTCATCCATACGACGAGCAGGTTTCTGTCCAAGAACAGACTTCAGACGTTTCTGAAGATCTTCATAGGATTTGAATTGATCTGCTGCTGTTATTGCAGTAAGAGAATACTCTTTCTTCCATAGTGCTTCAAGTGCATCATCATCCTGAAGGAGTGGTGAAACTGAATCGAACTCTGACTTATCATAGTTCCAGAATCCATCCTTCTTAACAATCTTCAACTTGAAGTTAGCACCTTGCCAGAAGTCAAAAGGATTGATTGGAGTTTCATCCTCAAACTCTGGTTGCATTGCTTCCATAACCTTATCAAAGATCTTCTTACCAAATTTGTAGAGGAATACT